GAGAAATATAAACCAAAAAAGAAGAAAAAAGTATCTAAATTAAGAGCTAAATGCCAAGCTAAAGCAAAATCTAAATACGATGTCTGGCCTAGTGCATATGCTTCAGGGTACGTCCAGAAATGTGTCAAAAGAAAAGGCAAAATGAACTAATATGAATTCTTCAACAAAATTAACCCAAATTGAAATATTAGAAAACCTCAGAGATTGGTTTGCTCCTCATGTGGATAAAAAAGGTCGCAAATTCAAAGGATGGATAAATTGCAAAACTGGTGGTCCTTGTGGTAGAAAAGATACATCAAAAGGATCATATCCAGCATGTAGACCCACTAAAGCACAATGTGCTAAAATTAAAGGTAAAATGTATAAAAAGAAAAGTTCTGCTAGAGTTCGTTGGAAAAAGAAAGCTGATTGATCTAATGCATTAAATATCTTTAATGGCAATTAAAATTAAATCTCTTGAAGCTAATTCATTAGACAAAACATCTTTAGATAATGGCTATTTATATAAAGATTTAGCGTTGGATCTTAATCCCGCATATTCTTATAATAGTCAACTCAATAGAAAAGAATTTTTAAAAGACGTTCAAGCATCTTATGATGTTCAAGCTATAAAAAATAGTATAGTTAATGCTTTTTTAACAGCTCCTGGTGATAAAATATTAAATCCAACATACGGAATTGATTTAAGACGATTTTTATTTGAACCCATTGATGATTTCACAACTGAAATTATTAAAGATGATATTCAAACCAATCTTCCATTGATGGAACCTAGAATAACCATCGATAATATCTACATCTACCCAGATGAAGAAGAAAATCAATACGATATAGAGTTACAAATAAACGTTCCCAGTTTAGGTGTTTATGGATTGAACATAAAATCTAGACTTAATTCTTCAGGATATACTATTTTATAACTTCTCCCATTAAATATTTTTTAAAATGAGTGATACAAAAACATTAGAATACAATTTACCAACGGATGCTTATATAAATTTCGATGCGGTATCTTTAAAGAATTTTATCATTCAGAGATTGAATGAAAGTTCAAAATTCACTGATCAAAACTATGAAGGAAGTAATTTATCATCATTGATTGATATCATTGCTTATACCACTCACGTTTTGATGTTTTATCTCAATCAAACAAGTTCAGAATCTTTATTCACACAATCATCGATTTATGAAAACATGAATCGTATTATTAAACTCGTTGGATACAACCCAACAGGAAAGCAAACATCTCAAGTACCAGTTAATTGCACAGCTAAATCAACATTACCAGCTGGTAGTTATTATTTGAAAAAATATAGTTACTTTCTAGTGGATAATATTCAATATACAATATTGGATGATTTCTTTTTTGAAAAAGTAACCAACAGTGATGAAACTATAACAACGATAAATGATAATTTAATTTTATATCAAGGAAGTGTCGGAGAATATCCAACTTACACATCAGAAGGTTTGGAATTCGAAACGTTTCCAATAGTTGTTGATAATTTAGTCGATTCAAACAGCGTTAATTTTATAGCAGATGGTACAATTTCAGTTTATGTAAAAGAAAAAGACACAGAAACTTGGTTTGAATATTCAAAAGTTAATACTATATTTTTCTCAAGTGCTAATGAAAAAATATATGAACTGAGATTGAATGAAAATGGCCATTATGAAATAAAATTCGGTAACGATACATTCGGTAGAAAATTAGAACAAGGCGATGAAGTAAAAGTAATGTATTTGTTGAGTGATGGTAACGCAGGAACCATTAGTAAAAATGTAATTAACGGAAATAAGCTGTTCAATTATTCTTCCAGCACATTTAATCAAATATATGATGATGTATATAATCAAACATCAACTTTAATAACTAAAGATAAAAGTTCATTATTAACTTTTGTAAACCCTTTAAACTCAACTGCGATCAGCGATGCTGAAAGTGTAGAAGATCTTAAAAATAATGTACCATTTTTAATTTCATCTCAATATAGATTAGTAAGTGAACAAGATTATGAAATTTATTTGAAGAAAAGCATTCCAAATATTTTAAAATCCGTAAAAGTTGCAAATAATGATAAATTTTTGGAAGAGTATATACAATATTTTTATGATATATGTGTAAATCCAAATAAAGTAAACAGAGTTTTATTAAATCAAGTTAACTTTGCCGATAGTTGCGATTTTAATAATGTTAATATATTCTGCGTTCCAGATTTTACTATAAGTGTTGATGAATCTTATCCAACATATCTACCAAATAGCTTTAAAAATTTAATTAAAGATTTAACAAATGATAAAAAGATGTTAAGTCATGAAATAATTCCACGAGATCCTGTTTATATGGCATTCGATGTTGGATATTCATCAAAACCCGCTTCTAAAAATGCATATTTTGATAGTAAAATAGTAGCTACATTAGATAAAAATACCAGAATCAGCAAACAAACTATAAAAGAAGCGATTAGAAATAAAATAGTCGATTTCTTCAAAGCGGACAGCAATCAACTCGGTGGTATTATGAATTTATCCACTTTAACAAGCGATATTTTAAATATTGAAGGTGTTAATTTAATACAAACTGTAAACAGTGCGGAAAATGCTACACTCAACGGTTTATCTTTTGTAACATGGAATCCAGTTTTTGAAGGGGTTGATTCTGAATTCGTAAATCAAAATACAACAATGCCATTTTTTAAATTTCCTTATTTTTACAGACCTTTGAATTTAATAAACAAAATTGAAATTATATAATTTGAAACATGGCATCTATTAATACATTCTGTCCACCAGCTACTATAGGAAGTTTAAATATAACTTCGCGACAAACTGGAGATGTACAACCATTAATCCCTGGCGCTATATATAACTACACATCTTGTAGTGTAACTGTTACAAATCCTTGTAGACATATAGGTCAAAACAGCGCGTTTTCATATAGTCTTGATTTTTCAGAACCGATCACCAGCATAAAGGTCACTATTGTCGGAACTGGTTGGGGAAAACTCCCAGACAATAATGAAAATTTTATTTTTACAACAAGTTCTGGAGTTCCAAATATAAACATAACAAACAGTTGTTATACAACAATTGCAGGAAATCAAGTGTTCTCTGGTAAAGGAACGCCAAAAAATGTAATTGGCCAAGGAACTGGTGGGTTTGTAGCTATAATTAGCTCACCTACCCCATTTACTTCATTAACAATTAGCGGAAATGGTGGAAGCATGGGGTCTATAATCGGATTTGCAGATCCAAAAGTAATACCACCCACAACTACAAGCACTAGTACTACACCAGTTCCTACAACTACAAGCACTAGTACTACACCAGTTCCTACAACTACAAGTACTACACTAGCTCCTACAACTACAAGTACTACACCAGCTCCTACAACTACTACAACTACTACTACTACCACCACCACTACTACCACCACCACTACTACTACCACTACTACACCAGCTCCCACCACCACTACTAGTACTACAAGCACCACCACAACAACCCCAACCCCGACTACCACCACTACAAGCACCACAACACCTGTGCCTATATTGGATGACCCTCCAAATTCTATAGATGTACAGTTTGATGTATTGGATTATAAAGATGAAAATGTATTAAGCTCTTATTCATTAGAAATAACTCCATTAAAATTCATACCAAGGCTTGAAAATATAGAAAATGCAAAAATATTGTGGAATTTTGGAGATGGTACAACCTCAGAAGTTTTAACTGCATTAAAATCTTATAATTATCCAGGAAAATATTATGTTAATTTAGTCGTTTATGATTGTTTCAATCATGCTAAAATTTCTATATATACTGCTGAAATAATGATATATGATTATTTGCCTCACACCTTTTCAATTAATAATTTACCAAACAATTCTGAAATAACTTCATACAGTGGAAAAATAAAAGGACCGTGGACAGTTATTGCAACATATCCAGCATATCAAAATAAAGGAAATGTATTTTATGAAGTTGAAGGCAGCAAAAGCGTACATCATCAAACTCAAAAAACTAATAAATATGGACATTTAGAAAATACATATGGATTATATGATAAATTTTTAAATAAAGGATTAAATTCTTATCAATTTAGAGAAATTGATGATATAGAGGTTTCAAATAACCCGATATATGTTAAAAAACTAAACAAATCAATAGTAAGATGTTCAAAAAATGACGATGGTTCTGAATTTGCAGGTATAAGTGGAAATAAAAACATATATTTCAAAGATGATACACCAACAGATCAAGATATAATTAGATTTTATTTTGATAAAACTAATATATATTCCCCAACATCATCCAAACACGTTTCATATTTTAATACTACATCGATATTATTATCTTGTAAAGTATTGCCAAATACATTATCTGCAAAATATAGCATAACTTCAAATGGATTGGATGGCGAATATTATTCTATTTCATCATTTGATATTAATCCAATACAATTTATAGGTAATAAAATATATTTTACAGTTAAATTGAAAGATGATGATAATTTTTCAATAAAAACCAACCCGATAAGTTCTAGATTTTTTTATGATCCTTATACAATTCAAATTTCAAATAATGAAAATATTGAATTTTATACTACGCCAACTATGATTAAATCTTATTTGGGTGCAGATAGATATTATTTTGATACAAAATATCTTATTGATCTTGATTTAATTTCTGAAAATACAATAAATGGACCTTATCGAATCACAATTTATGATTGGGGAACCGCGCAAATTGCTTTAAGCTCATCTGAATTTTATTTGTATCCAAAAGATTATTATAAAATGTCTAAAAAGCATGAAGATTTTGATATGGGCGAAATCTTAAAAGACTTAAGATTCCAAGAATCATTAATAGACAAAAATGTATTATTTGATGATTTCTTAGGAGCTATTTATAATCAAACAACCCCAATAGATGATAATTTAGGAGCTAAATTATATGAAAAAATATCCAATTTTGTGGAAAACACTCAAGATGTTGATAGAAATGAAATACCAGCTTTAATTTCACAGCTTGAAATGTTGGATGGGGATGTTTTGAAAAATGTTGTCAATTATCCTGAATCTATAAAACGTATTTTAAACTTGATAAGTATATCAAAAAATAAGTTAAATGGTTATGAAAACAAATTTTCAAACAATTTTGATATAAAAGGATACTCTTCAAAAGAAGAATATGGTAAAAATTTAGGAAATCAAATAACCACATTAACTTATACTATAACTGCAGGAATTGATATAGTCGCATTAGAAAAATTCAGCAATACCTATAAGCTTTTAAACACATACATACCTCTTTCAGCATCCAGCATAACTCTAAACAACCAAACATACAAATTAAGTTCATACAATGATACATGGGGGTGGCCTTTGATATTACCAGGTAATTTCACATCCAGAGATTTTGATAAATATTACACATTCTTTGAATATGTAAGTACTTATGATGGAACAATCACTGACTACACATTAGATTTTAATAATTCAATGTGTACAATACCCCAATCAGCATCATATAATGATTTATATAAACAAAATGGTAT